ATGGATCTTGCAGATCGCCTGCACGGCGTGCAGGTACGAGCGCCGTTTCAAGCAGTTGGTAGGCCGCTGTTCAGACACGTTGGCTGTGCCATTCATGTTGGGTACGAGAATTCGATTCGGGCCGCTTTGGCCGGCGGGTCGCCAGACGCTGATTGGCAAGAGCTGACCAGGCTTCTGGTGGAACATTTGGCATCTGGCGAGAAGATGGTGAAAGCCGTTCTGCTTAGCTCGGCGCAGAAGACTGTGCTTCGCGACTGGATCCGTCAGCGAACTACAAAGGGGGGGCCGCTTGCGACCGCATTTCCAGGCGTCGCGCCCAAGGCCGATTTGGTGACTCAGCAGCACAGCGATCCAGCCGAAGTCGGTTGGCTAGATCTCGTTGATGGCGTCGCGGCCTTATACACTTCGTCCAGGATGTACCTTCGGCGCGTTGAACTAGCGCAGTCGAACCTGAAAGACGGCGCGGCTGACGGATTCGAAGTTGTGTATGCGATGAAGCGCGAGTTCGTTCAGACGTATGACGCGCTTTATTTACCAACCGACGGGGACTGGGCGCTCATCTGCACAGACTTCCCCCGAGGGGTCCCCGGCAATTTTGCTGTTCCTTCCCAAGCCAACATCGCCTACCAGCTGAGGAAGGCTCTCGGCGGATCTATTAGCTATGTGAATTTTTGGCCGGCTGTGGAAGGACTATATAAGTCGGCCGAGGGCAAGCTTGTTGACTACGGATTTGTGGTCGAAGGCAAGGCCGTCAATCACCACGCAGCTCGCAGGATCTCAGAATCTTTACGCGAGGCGAAGTACGATAAAGCTGGAGCGAAGGAAGTCGGGGATGACCTCGACGTCTTCAAAGTATCGATCCAGTGGCAATTCGCGCATCCGGGTCAACCTAAGACTGTGCCTGAGATCACGCTCCCGGGAACGGCCCACCACTTGGCGACTGGGAAGGTCCCTGTGCTCGACCATGTGATTGTCAGGAACTGTCTCACTTCCAGCGACATGTCATCTGTAATGTCTAAGGTTCGCCAGTTCCTATAAACCAACAAGATGACCTCTACCGAGGAAATTGCTGACTCCGCCGCTGCAATTCGTGATGAGCGATTGCGAGAGATCTATGTGCGCTTGGCGAACGAGGTAGCGACTCGAACGGCTGAGGGATTCTCTGGCGCTTGGACATTTAGGAGCTTGGGGAGGCTGGTGGGTCTGCCACAATCTGACCCAACGCTCCAAGCATGCGTTGAGCTACTGGTACTCCAGGTTAGCCCCAAGCTTCTTGACATGCATTTCCGTCTTCATTTGCCTGGCGATGACCTCGGCATTGATCTGGACGATGAGACCGTCAGGTCAGCATTTGCTACGAGCGAGCTCGTTCTGCCCGACGGTCAAAAGATCCGGGATTTCGAGTCGCTCATGGCGCCGTACTTTACTCCCGCAGGGAGCGAATACGGTGACTAATGTCCAAGATATTCTGAGCTATCAGCCACGCACAGCGGCTGACCGGCTTCGGCACCAAGTCTTCGTCTGGAAAATTAAGGGCAATCCCACCTACGAAGAGTGGGTCGACGTCGTCGAAGAGGCGCTGTACGAAGAGCTTCAGTTCATGTTTAACCAGCGCCATTCGCTGCAGGACATGCATGAGGACTCTCTTACCATTCTCATCGTACGGGCCTTGAGTAACTTGGGCTTTTATGCAACCAGAGAGACTAAGGGCGGAAACTGCGACCTCGTTGTGCAGTTTGGTGATTTCAGCTGGCTGGGGGAGGCAAAGATCCACACGGGCGCTAGCAAGATCTACGGTGGATACCTGCAGCTTAAGGGGAGATACGGTAGTGGATTGGCTGGGCAGAGCCGCGGTGGCGTCCTAATGTACTGCTATGATCGGGAGGCTCAGGCCACCCTCGAAGAATGGGCCAACGTGCTGCGCAATGAACTGCCAAATGCGAATCCGGTGCCTGGCCGGTTCCCGCTGACGCTTCATTCCGACGATGTGATCCCGGCAACGGGATTGCCCATGAAAATTTGTCACTACGCATTTCCGCTTCAGTACCAGCCTCTTGAAGACGTGGTGAAGCTAAGTCCTGCAGGAAAAGCGGCCACTCGAGAAGTGAGAAAGGCTAGGAAAGCAAGCGCTGCTCGTAAGCCTAAGGCTGTGGCCGCTCCATCGGCCCCCTCCGATGATGCGTGATAGTCAGGAGGTCGGGAGTGGCCTTCCTAGGATGGGTCCTCAGTCGGGCAGACTTGAGGTAAAGAATGGTCATAGACGTGAAGCATTGAATCGGTTTTGTGACCGCTGGCGATTTTCTTGTCCCCTTTAGTATCTGTGACGCCTCGGTGCTTGAGTCCGTGCAATGCGAATCGCTGCTCTTGGCTCAGCAGTCCTTGGCTAATCGCACCGCGCATCATCCGTTGCCACGCAGTATGAAAGCCCGATCTTGTCAATGGCTCTCCATCCTCGCCGACAAACAAGTACCGATCGGCCGCACGCAATGGTATTGGCCTGCTGCGACGCGACCAGATTTGTTGGCGGCGTTCTTGTAGTGTGTGGATCGCGCGGGCCAGTTGCTCGCCTTTTCGAACAATGTTGTCTCGGCTACCTTTACGTCGATTTGTCTTCAACCCGGAATCGAGGTCATGAGCGTCGGTCAGAGTTAGTACCTCAATGCCACGCAGCCGTGCCTGGTAAGCCAGCTCCATGGCAGCCCAGAGGTAACTGGGTAGCGCCCCTTTTTCCCGAGGTCCGAGATTCCCGCATGCCTCCGCATACGCTTGGACCCGACGGAACACCTCGAGATCGGGCATCCGGTGTTCTCGCTTCTCTTTGACTTGCTTCACGCCAGCAGCCGGATTGGTCTGTGTATGGTCGTGCTCCCGCCCCCATCCAAAGACCCGGCGCAGGTAGCGCAGCCAGTGGTTGGCCTTCGTTGGGTAGCCAGGCACGGGCTTCTCTCCGGGTTCTGATGCCGGGCGCCCTTGGGCGATAACATCCACGAGTCGGCGAACTGCTCCTGGGGTCAGCTTGTCTATCACCATGTCGCCAAGCTTCGCGCCGTTCTTCAAGGGATACACCTTGATTGCGGCGGCATAGTCTCGGTAGTGCCGTTGCGTAGAACTGGCAAGATGGCTGAAGGTGAGGCTTGTCTCAAAGAGGTCGATTACGTAAGCGATGCTTCCTCGGGTCGCGCTGCCCGAGCGCTGCTCCGCAATTATGTGCAGATCCGATAAGCGCGCGTCTGCTTGCGCGACGGTCTTAGATTTGAAGCCCCTGCCATCGGGATGGCGGTCGAGTACGTACCATCGGCCGCGACCGGACCTGTCCCAATAGATGCCCTTTGGGACCATGTTGTAATCGATATGGGATGGCAAGTTGGGCGGGGCCTTTCTTGGCCGGCCGGGTGGTGTCATGCTCAGGTCTCGGTAACCAGGAGGAACAGGGAATGAAGTTCGAGGTCTATCGTGAAGGCGGGCGCTCTTTGCTCGCGCAGGCCGTTGGAGACTGGCGGTGGCGACTGCGTGCTGATAACGGTCGTATTATCGCGACTAGTGGTGAGGGATATCAGAACAAGGCTGATTGCCTCCATGGCATCGAGTTGGTCACGTCCGCTTCTGTGGCGACAACTGTCTATGACGAAACGCAATCGCGAAATTTGACCAGATCGATTCTCGGAACGTGGACTTAAAGCAGATCTGATGGATTGTATTTTTCGCTGTTTGGCGCGTCGGTGGCGAGCCCAAGTGACTGGTTGAGAGCATCCATCGTTGTCCAGATACCCCCCTTGCCGTCGTATTGAATGCGGATGCCGCAGTCTCGTGCCCAGCGTTCAACAGTGGCGAGACGTGGACGCTCTCCGGGTCGGCAGAGCTCCTGCAAGTCTTGAAACTGTAGTACTTTCCCAATCATTGGTCCCCTTCTCCAAATGTCGCTTGCGGGGAAGGGCCTTCCTCAGACTTGGCTAAGAAGCAGATTCCATGAGTTCGAACGGCCCTGCCGATGGCTGGCACTCCAAGATGTCGTCCTTTGCGCCTTTCTGGACCGTAACTGGCCCAATCGCTTTGTCTTTTGCGGCGGGTCAGTTTCTTTTCGCTGATGTCTACGACGTGCTTGGCTTCGGGGCGATATTGGCGGCTCCAATCATCGCCGTTGTCATTCTGGGAGCGGCGTCGTGGGGCCTTTATCTCTTCCTGAAGGCGAGGAATGAGCGCTCCGCGCTTATCGGTGTCAGTTTGAGTCGTCTTGGCGAGAGAGATCAGTTGATCCTGTATTTCATCATCTCTTTCACTTGCGCATTCGCGCTTTGGGCCGGCATGGAAGTGCAAAGTAGAACGAACAGCTTTGAGGATGCGGCCCAAGCGGAGACCAGGAGGCGCCAGGCAATTGACGTAGCTTCGACACTCGTTCCATTGATCATCAGCAATTGTGTCCCCTCCACCAGTGCAAAGCCTACTGACGAAGAGGTCCCGGCCGAGGCGCAGTAACCGTGCCTCCCACGCATCCTGACAGCGACCTTGACTCACCTCCCTGGCTAGAGGTTTAGCCTTGGACTTGAGTGCCGTCTTTTGCTCGGCGTGGTTAACCAGCGTGGACGCCCTGTCATTGACCAGTCCAGCAGGGGTCAGACGCCTCGACAATTTCGAAGAGTCGTGGCATCTATGCGCTCGCACCGTGCCTTTCAAGGCAATCGGATTCACGGCCGGGTCTGCTGTGTGCAGGCGCAAATCCGGGTGAAGCGGTAGGAGGCGGAAGCCGCAGCCCTCAGCCATGTGCTGCCTCCCAGGCGACAAGCGCCTCAGCTGCAAGCGGCCGTACGAACCATGCCGCTGGGCCATCTTCGGTATCGCCCAGCCACACCAGGCGCCATTCTGCGCCGGGGCCAATGGGCTGCCACGCGCGCATCTCGTCCCAATAACGGTGGTCGCCGGTCTCCACGGCTTCTTCGGTGAAGTCGCCAAACGTCACCTGCAGGTCGAATCCCTGTGCGAGGAACAACGGCTGCAGCGACACCTCGCGACCGTCGGCCCACGCCGGCACGTCTGGATGGCACAGGATCTCGCCGTCGGCATTGCGCGCCGGGAGTCGACTGGGGTGATACAGGCCGCGCCACGGGTCCGCAGGATCGATGACAGTGCGGCTCTGATTCCTGACCAGCTCCAGCAGTTCGTCGGCCTGCGCCAGCCGGGCGCGGGTCGTATCGCAGAGCGGCGTGTCGCCATCCTGCATGCTGCTGCGCAGGGTGGCGCGATAGGCGGTGACGGCGGTTTCGAACACGCGCAGATCCTGCAAGCGCGGGAGGCGGTGATGCAGATCACGCAGCGCGGCCTGCGCCTGGGCGAGGGTGATGGCCTTCGCCTGGTTGGGGAGCCACACAGCCTCGACAGCGATCGCGCTGATCGTTTCGAATGCGTCGCGCAGAACGGGGCAGTTCGTGGGAAGAGTGGTAAGTTTTTCGGTCATCGGCGGGCCTGCTCGAATTGGGTGTCGGTGTTGACGAACGCGCCAGCGAGCGGCGCTACCTGGGACGCATGCACGGCGCCAGCGGGGCGAAGGGGGAAGGGCGCGGCGTGGCGATAGCGCCGATTGGGGTCGTGGGCGAACTTGCCACCCTCGATACGGATCACCTGGTACTCAGGGAACGCCTCATCCGGCAGCATTGCGCGTGCCTCCACCATTAGCGCGACAAAGCGCGCCTGCCATTCGACCGGCATCGACTGCAGCGTGCGGCGTGGCACAACGTGATAGGCGGCGCGGCTCAGTCCGAACGCATGCCACGCAGGGCCATCTGAGTAGGTGCTGCCGGGCCTGCCGGGTTCAGTGACGGTCGCTGCGTGCAATTCGCTTCTCATGGTTGCCTCAGTCGATGTCATGGGCTGCCATGCGCTCTGCATAGCTGCCGTGGTTGGCGGCGTGACGGCTCATCAGCGGGCGAAGTGGCGAATGTCCCAACACCTCGATGTGCCCGCCCGCTGCGAGGAAGGCGTCCAGGTCGTCGGCCAGCTGCTGCCGGTCCAGTTCCCGGTGTCGGATCGTGGTCGCGGCGTCACTGACGCCTGTAAGCGGACCTGGCGTGCTGGCCGGCTGCAGCCGGGCAGGTGCCGCGCGCAGCGGGGCGATTGCATGTTGCGTGTGGCTGGAGAGGCGCCAGATCCCGCGCACGCCCGAGCGGTGGCATATGGCCTGACCGCTGCGCGCCAACCCCTTCAGCGTGTAGCCGATAGCCTGGTGCGTACAGTTGATGCGGCCAGCGGTCTTGATCTGCTCGACCGTGGCGCCCTGCGGGAACATGGCGAGGACGTTGCGCACTTCGGCGGCACGGCCGGTCTGCTGCGGGCGTGCGCTCATGCTCGGGACTCCGCGATCAGTTCGCGCATAGCCCAGCCGTGATGCATCACCTTGGACGAGCTGTCGGCGACGGCGTCGGGGTTCTCGGTCAGTACGAGCGTGCTATCCAGCGGATAGCTGCTGTGTCCATCCCAGTCCTCAATCACGGCCTGCAGGCCGAAGTGTTCGCGCAGCTCCTGCGCGTTGGCGTTTTTGCCGCACAGATGCGGCCCGTAGATCACAACAGAACGGCTCATGCGGGGATTCCTCGCGTGCGGCGCGTAGCGCGGTTGGTGGGGGAGATCGACCGAACACGCACGCCCTGGCGGTCGAGCCAGCGGTGCGCGGCCTGTGCGGCCAGTCGGTTGAGGGAAAACGTGACGCCGCCGAGGGTGAGGGAGTGGTGCGATACCCCCACGCTCCGGCTGGCGCTGGCGGCGACCTTCAGGAGCGACTCGCGCGGTGCGGCGGTGTAAAGACCGGCCCATAGCCAGCCCTGGCACACCATCAGGACGAGCGACTCGCCCTGATGGCCGGTGGCGAATTGCTGTTCCACCGGCAGCGTGGTCTGCATGCTCATGCCGTCAGCGCCAGGTCGCGTGCCTTGGCGATCTCGGCCTCTGCGGCAGCGAGGCCGAGATCGGTCAGGGTCGCCTTGCGCGGCAGCTGCGGGTCGTCGTACCGGATCAGCACGCGCTCATCCAGCCAGTTCATGACGCGGCGCGTGAACAGCTTCTCGGGTCGGTTGCGGGGCGCAAACCCGTTGGCGGTACGGTGGAGTGTGTGATCCGAAGCGCCATGCGCTGCGAGCAACGCGGCTTTTTCCTTCGGCTTCAGTGGAGCGGCCATGGGCAGTTCTCCTGGTCAGGCGGCGATGGGCGTGGAAGAGGAAGCTGCAGCGATCTCGGCCAGGACCTCGCCGCGATGTCGGGCGAGCAGGGAGATCGGGATGCGCAGGTGAGCAAGGCTCGGATCGGTCCAGCGCAGCTCGGCCAACGCGGCCTTTTCCATCGGCACCGGACGGGTGGCGAGGCCACACCGGTGGCACTCGATGTGCAGAAGCGGCGGGCAGGGGGTGCCGAGGCGATGGCCTGTCGGGGCGCCTTCGGTCACGACGATTTGCGGTCGATGACCGGGCCAGCACAGCGGCACCGAGTCCGGGAGCGGGCGAGCGATCTGGCGCATGGTCAGCCCCTCACCGAGGTGCTGAGGGCCCAGCGCGCCTTGGCAGCGTCACGGTCGCTGTGCGCCTGGTGAATCTCAGCGATGCGCAGCGGTACGACAACCGCGGCCACCAGTGCGACAGCTGCCCAAGCGAGGCGGAGGCGCCGGTTCATGCCCGCACCTCGGCCGACATGTCACGCGAGCAGGCTTCCAAGCGGAGGCTGGCGACGCCCATGCGCCGGGAGCGGCGCAGCTGGTTGCGGTTGTGTTCGCCCTTGCTGCGAACCCACAGGGTTCGAGCGGTGCTGTGATCGCGTGCTGCCACAGCCCGCAGGGCCTTCACGGCCAAAAGCGGCAGCAGGCAGGGGCTTGGATCGGCGTAGCGATGAGACATGGCGCGCTCCTGTTCGAAGGAGGGCGCCGGCGGGTCAGTGGCCGAGGGGGCGGCTACGGCCGGTCAGGGGAGGGGCCGGCAGGGTGGCGACCCGCCGGTCGCCCGCCAGCTGCAGAGCTGGCAGGGCGGACTCTACAAAGAAACTTGCGTGATAGTCAACAAGAAAACTTGCGCAAGCCAGCGAAAGCCTCCTAATCCCTGGCTTTGGGCCGACTTCGGCCCAAGCTGAATGGCCCGACGGGTGCTAACCTCCTGGCCTTCTAAGGAGGGAGGGGAGGTGTATGGAAGTGTTTTTCAGCACGCTGGGTGCGCTTGGTGTGTGGCTCGTGGCGCTGGCCGTGCTTGCGTTGGCCGTAATGGGGCTGCTTATGCCCTTGGCCGTGTTCGGTATCAAACCTCTTTTGCGGGTGCTCATTGAGGAGCAGCGCAGGAACAACCGATTGCTCGCGAGGCAGGTGCTGCGGGATCAGGGTATTGAGCCGGCGGACGTGGCAGGAGTCGCCACGTCCAGAGATGATGGTGAGCCGCAGACGCTGCAGGACTTCATTCGCGAGCGTGACGGGCGGAAGCCGTAAGAGCAGCAATCAAGGGCGTGGCAAAACTGCGGCCATGTTCCTGATGAGCCCGGTTTGTTCGAGGGGGAAGCCCTCCATGATGGCTTCCCTGGCTTCTTCCATTTCGCAGAGCAAGGCGCGCAGCTCTGTCGTTGATAGGTCGCTAAGACGCTGTCTCAGGACCAGGTGCTGGTCGACAAGCCAAGCGAGCTGGAATGCGTCGCAGAGCATGCGAATCCGTCGAATGTATGCCAAGGCGGTAGCGTCGCTTGGTTCATTTGCGTGGCAGTGGCGCAGGCATGTTGCGTCGGGCGGCCGTGCTTGCTGCCGAACCTTGTTAGCGAGTGCCTGCGCGAGAGCTTCCAGTGCTGCCGCTTCCTTCATGATCAACCCCCTTTGAAATCTGGCGCTTCCGCAGGTGCGCGGTAAAGTCGACCACGTTGTCCGGCGTGACTGTCTTCTCCTGACGGGCGGTCAAGTAGCTGTGAGCCAAGATGACAATCGAAGCGTCGCTGGCATCCTCGGGATCGAACGGCGATCCAAGAGCGAGACAGGCCAGGCGGACAAGTTGGTACGACGCGGCAAGCGTAGGGGCGTCGAGTTGCACGGTTTGAGACTGCACGGCTCGGGGTGTTGAGAGCGCACTCAGTGGCTCATCTTTGTTCCAGCCTAGGAACTGCTCGACCGACATGCCGAACGCCCGCGCCAGCTCCACCATGTACCTGGGGCGGCGTGTCGGGGTGTCTAGTAGCTGCTGGATGTGCTGGTACTTCACATTGGGTGCGCCCGCAGCGCGGACACGGGCTGCCAGAGCCTCTACGCCAAGCCCGTGGGCCTCCATCAGGCCCCGTGTGATTTCACCGATCAACATGCAAGCAATCTTGCACTGTTGATTCGCAAGAAAGATTGCGCTAGTTTATCGCAAGAATTCTTGTGAACGGGCACTTCATGACCCCTCTGCAACGGGCTATCGCGATCTGTGGGACCCAGAGTGAGCTGGAGCGGCGTGTGACCGGCAAGCCTGCGACTGGCTACGTCTATCACTGGCGAAAGAACGGTGTCACCGAGGAGGTGGCGATTGCCATCGAGAGGGCGGTGGCCTCGGCGATGGCCGAGAACCAGGATGCCGCGAAGCGAGCCGATGCCCTTGGGGGCAGAGTGACCGCCGACGAGCTGATACCGGACGTGCGATGGGAGCGTGATGCTGCCGGCGGCATCGTCGGCTATTTCAAGAGGGTCACCGGATCGCTGGGGGTAGCCAGTGCCAGCCCGTGACCCAGCGCTAATCGTCTCCATAGCTCGCTACGGCTGGGTGCGCGGCCACCAGCGCTACCGTCTGTTCCGAATCCGGCAGCAGATCCGCAAGAGTGGGGTGATGGTGGTCCTCCTGGCGATGATTGCCGTTCTTGCGCTGGGAGTGCAGAGGCGCCCACAGGATCGCAACAACCCCACCTGCCCCGGTGCGAACGTCAAAGGATCGAATGGCCTGAAAGCGCATGCGCTGAGGGAACGTGATGATCTCTGGCATGGCAGCAATGTTGATCGCCGCACTACCCAGCGCGGAACGATGAAATGCTCGGTACTTCAGGGGGAGCGGCATGACCTGCCTTCGCTCTGATCTTCACTGGCGGGACGCCTTGAACAATGCAGTTTCGTGCGCGCCGGGTGGAGTGCACGACGCGGCTGCCCACATCAGTAAACGCCGTGGCAAGTCCATCACCACGGAGACGTTGCGGAAGAAGCTTCGTGGGATCGAGGGTGAGTCCATCTCGATGGAGATGGCCGAGATCCTCACCGAGTACCTGCAGCGCTTCGTCGGTACCCAGGCGATGGCAACTGACTGGGTGTGCTCGTTGGCTGGGCAGTTTGGCTTGATGGTGGATTACGTGCCAGCGCCGCCCGCAGGCGGTTGGCCGGATGAACTGGCTGCAATCCAGGCAAAGCTCCTGGAGCTGCACAAGTTGACTGGTCAGCTGGCTGGCGCTGGCATCGACGCCTTGGCGGATCGGCGACTGACCGTACCCGAGGCAGATCGCATCCAAGACCTATCCCGCGAGGTACGCACGCTTTGCTTCCGTCTGGAGCGCAACGCATGCCGGGCTGCTGGTTTGCAGGGAGCTGAGGACTGACGTGGCGATTCACCACGCCCCTCGATCTAAGTATCGATGGCGTGGCCGAGCCAGCGCTTCTGCGCGGCAAGCCATGGAGCTTGCAGCACTCGCGTTGACTGATGCAGTGCCAGGTTTGGTAGGCGACGAAGCATTGGCGGAGCGCGAGCGCATCCGCCGGCGACAAGAGAAGCAAGACAACCGGCAGCACTGCCTGCCTTTGGGGAACCCAGATGTACCAAGCAAGCATTGAATCGGCCCCATCCCCCCGGGTGGCTTGTGAAAGGCCGCGTGCTGCCCACTCTATTGAATCCGCCCTGGCATCGAGAACGATTCTCGATACCAGCGATGGGTCCTTCCTGGGCACTTCGGACGCGGGTAATCAGACGCGCATTTCCTGGGTAGATAGCGGGTCGGGAAACTACTGAATGTCTGAGAACTATGGGGATGTGCTGCAGCAGCTGCAGTCAGCCGGCCTGCTGGTGACCGAACTGGACACCACCGGGCGCATGATCCGTTGCCGCGTCGAGGGCTCACGAGAACGCCGCGGCTGGTATGCGCTCCACGAACTGAACACCTCGGCCGGCGAGGTGCTGGTTGTCGGCACCTACGGCGTCTGGCACGGGAACGAAAACGGCGCTACCAAGGTTGATCTGCGCAAGCGCGACAAAACCTTCTCCGATGAGCAGCGCGAAGCGCTGCGCAATCGGCTCGCCGAGGACCGCCGACGTGCGGAGTCTGCTCGGCAAAGCCAAGCCAAGCGGGCGGCAGAGCGGGCGTCGTCCGCATGGGCCAGGGCCAATGCAGTTGGTGAAGCCGACTACCTGGTCAGCAAGGGCGTGCAGGGTTTCGGCCTGCGCTATGGCACTACCGGCGCGGCACTTGTGCCGCTACTGGACGTCAACGGGCAGGTGCATGGCCTGCAGGTACTGCGTAGCGCCAAACTGGCCTCTGCAGGACGCAAGCCTGCGAAAGAGTACTGGCCGGCAGGCATGGTCAAGAAGGGCCACTTCCATCTGATCGGTGGCAGCCCTCAATGGATCCTGCTGGTGGCTGAGGGCTATGCCACCGCCGCGACGTTGCACATGGCGACGGGCTACCCGGTGGCCGTGGCGTTCGACGCCGGCAACATGTTGGCCGTGGCCTCGGCCCTGGCGAAACGCTATCGCAGCATCAAGATGCTGCTGTGCGCCGACGACGACGTGCTGCAGAAATGCCGGCACTGCAAGAGCCGCTTGGTGCTGGCCGACCATCCGCAGTTCTGCCCATCGTGCGCGCAGCCGCATGGCGCGTCGAATGCCGGCCTGCTCGGTGCCGAGGCCGCAGCGCTGGACGTGGGCGGAGTGGTGCTGCACCCGGTCTTTGCCGATGAGCCGGCCAGGCGTGAGCACTTCATCGACAGCGGGCGAAAGGTCAGCGACTTCAACGATCTGCACGCCCAGGAGGGCCTGCATGTCGTACGGGCCCAGGTCGAGGCCCGTCTCACGGAGCTCTCATGGCGGGTGCCTGCAGAAAAACGCGCGCCTTCCATCACCAGCGACGGGGGCGAGGGGAATGATCGACTGTCCCCCATCCATTCGCTGACCGAGCTGCTCGAGCGCTTCGCGCTGGTGTATGGGCAGGGCGGAACGGTGTTCGACCACAAGGAGCACATGCTGGTTGCCCTGGGCGACATGCGCGATGCCTGCGTGCGCAAGGAACTGCACCGGGCATGGATGGAGCACTCGGATCGGTCCATCGTGCGTGTACGGGAAGTCGACTTTGACCCGTCGTGCGAGAAGCCCGGGGTGACCTGCAATCTCTTTGCCGGTTGGCCGACCGTACCGCAGGAGGGTAACTGCGACCGACTGTTGCAGCTGCTCTGGCACATGTGCGGTAACGAGGCCAACCAGAAAGCGCTGTACGACTGGGTGGTCAAGTGGCTTGCGTACCCGCTGCAGCATCCTGGCGCCAAGATGAAATCGACCATCGTCATTCATGGTCCACAGGGCACCGGTAAGAACATGTTCTTCGATGAGTACATGAAGCTCTACGGTGAGTACGGCCGGGTGCTTGACCAGGCCGCTCTGGAAGACAAATTCAACGATTGGGCAAGCCGCAAGCTGTTCCTGCTGGCCGATGAAGTGGTCGCGCGCACCGAGGTGTACCACCTCAAGAACAAGCTCAAGGCGTTGATCACGGGTGACCGAATCCGCATCAACCCGAAGAACATCCAGGCCTACGAGGAAGACAACCACGCCAACCTGGTGTTCCTCTCGAACGAAGCGATGCCGGTCGTGCTGGAAGAGGACGACCGGCGCCACGCGGTGATCTGGACGCCGGAAAAGCTGAGCCTGGAGTTCTACACCGAGGTGCTGGCCGATATCCGCAACGGCGCGACGGCAGCGTTGCACCACTACCTGCTGCAGGTTGACCTGACCGGATTCACCAACGGCACCCATCCGCCAATGACCCATGCGAAGGAGGAACTGATCGGTCTGAGCCAGGACAGCCCGCAGCGCTTCCTGGACGAGCTCTACGGCGATGACATTCCCGGGCTGAAGCCCATGCCGGCGCTGTCGAAAGAGTGGTACGAGGTCTACAAGGCCTGGTGCGCGCGTGAGGGCTTGCCGCGCCCGGCACCGTCACCAAAGTTCATCAACGCACTGGTGCGCAAGCGCCAAATCATCCACCCCGACCGGGCCCGGAAGCGCTACCAGATCGAGCAGACCGTGAACGGGCCACATGGCTTCCTGATGCTCGGAGATTGCACGGTGCCAGACGGGAAGACAGAGGCAGCATGGCTGGGCGACCAGGTCGTGTCTTTCCGCCGCATGTACTCCGACTACAAGGGGCGTGCGTGATCACTGTGCCTATCAATGTGCGGTGTGTGCGGGACGTGCGGGCAAATGTGCGGGCATTTATTTGCCGTGAAGCGCTTGCGGCAGTAGGCGTGTGCGGGACGTGCGGGCATCGGCCTACATGGGCGGGCGCGGGCGCGAACGGGTATCGCACTGCCACGCCGCGATGCGCCTCGCGTGCGTATGTAGGTGGCCGCACATCCCGCACACGCCGCACACGCCTTGTGCCAACTCGATTCAGCGGCTATCGCATCCCGCACAGCCCGCCGCACAGCCCGCACATGCTCACGCGCGCGCGTTTTTCCGCTTTAACGATCTTCGAAGGAAATGGAGTAGGGGGAATCAATGGCTGAGGAAGACGTGACGATCACTGGCAAAGAGCTGGCCTCCCTGATCGGCTGCAAGCCGTCCTACGTGGTCGAGCTGAGGAAGAAGGGCAGGGTGGTGGTGGGTGATGGCGGCAAGGGATTCCTGAAGGCCGCCTCCCTGGAGCTCTACGCTCGTACCGCAGACCCGGTCTATGCCGGGGTAGCCCAGCGCCACGCAGATGAGCGTGGCAGCTCGCTCGTGGGGAGCGGGGTGGTTGCCAATGCCCTCGACGCCGACATCGACGACGATGAAGAGGACGGCGACGAGGACGATTCCAGGCCCTCACGGACCGGCCGACCGCAGACCCCGGATTCCGCGCGCAAAGCAAAGGCGCTGGCCGACAAGGCGGAAACTGACGCGCACATGGCACACATCGCGCTGCAGAAGGAGCTGGGGCTGCTGCTGCCGCGCGCGGACGTGGAGGCATTCCTTGCTGAGCATGCGACGACGTTCCGGGGTGCGATGGAGCGCCTGGCCGACACGCTGGCGCCGCAGCTCGCGGCAACGCTGGATGAGGCCGGTTGCCGGCGGCTGGTCTGGGATGAGGTGAGCCACGCCCTGGAAGAACTCAGCCAGGGCTTTCGCACGCTGGCGGCGAAGGCAGCGGAGGCTGCGGAATGATGCAGGCCATGAACTGTTTGGCGTCGGTGCTGTCGCGCTCACTCCAGCCGCGCCGGCCCATGAGCGTGTCGCAGTGGTGCGATGAGCACATGCGTCTGTCCACGAAGAGCGGCAGCAAGCCCGGGCGATGGGTGACGGACAGGAACCCGCCGCTGCGGGAGCCGATGGACAATATGTCCGCCCGCAGCCCGGTGCACGACCAGGTCTGCATGTTCCCGATCCAGTTCGGCAAGAGCCAGTTGGCGACTAACGCCATGGCCTACTGGATGGACTATGCGCCGGGCCCGATGATGTATGCGCTGCCGGGTGAGGTGTCCATGAACAAGTGGATCGCCCAGAAGCTCAACCCCATGATCGAGGTGTGCGCGGCGGTTAAGAAGGCGCTGACCAGCACGGCCAGCCGCGACAGCGCCAACCAGCGCACGTTCAAGGACTTCGCTGGCGGCCAGCTGTTCGTGGAGCACATGGGCAGCCCGCAGCGCCTGAAGTCCTCGACGGTGAAGTACCTGCAGGTGGATGAGATCGATGAGGCGCCGCAGCAGCTCTCCACTGGCGACGATCCAGTGAAGATGCTGGACGGACGCACGTCATCCTTCCCGACCACCTACAAGCGGCAGTACATCAGCACGCCTGGCATCGCCGGACTCAGCCGGATTGCGAAGCTGTACGACAAGAGCGATCAGCGCCGCTATCACGTACCTTGCCCGCACTGCGGCCATTACCAGGCGCTGCAGTGGAGCGGCCTGGTCTGGTCGCCCGACAAGAGCCACGCGTGGTACGCCTGCTGCGAATGTGGCGTCGCGATCGAGGAACACTTCAAGACCGAGATGATCGCCAAGGGCCGATGGGTCGCCGCCAACCCTGACTCTCCCATTCGCGGCTACACCATCAACTGCCTTTACTACCAGTTCGGCCTGGGGCCGCGCTGGTTGGACCTGGTGAAGGAATGGCTGGAGGCGCAGGGCGATCCGGCCTCCCTCAAGACCTTCGTCAATGATCGCCTGGCGGAGACGTGGGAAGACCCGGCAATGCGCGCGGTCAAGCACAACGTAATCAAGGATCGCGCAGAGCCCTATGTGCTTCGAACGGCTCCGCTAGGCGTACTGGCGATCACTGGTGGCGTCGACACGCAGGACAATCGTCTGGCCGTTCACATCGTGGGCTGGGGGCGCGGTATGACCGCGTGGACGCTGGACTACGTGGAATTGCAAGGCGATCCAGCCGAGGAAGCGGTGTGGATTGCGTTGACTGATCTGCTGAACCGCGCCATTGAGCGCGAGGATGGCGCGCTGCTCCGGCCAATGGCAGTGGCCATCGACGCTGGTGGTCACCGCACCGAGGCCGTTAAAAACTATGTCCGTCAGCGGCGCATCACCCGTCCAATGTGCATCTTCGGTGCGGTTCCCAACAACGCACCCGTGCTATCCAAGGGCAAGCTGGCTGACGTCACCTGGAAGGGCAAGACTGACAAGCGCGGCATCACTATCAACCACGTGGGTACCGTTGCTGCCAAGCACTACCTCTACAGCCGTCTATCGGCCGACGCCGAGCGCAAGCCCGAGAATCGCATGGTCCACCTCAGTGACCAGCTACCGGAGGAGTTCTTCCCGGGCTTGGTGTCGGAGGTCTACAACCCTGTCAAGAATCGCTTTGAGAAGAAGGTGACCCGAAACGAGCCCTTGGACACATGGGTGTATGCCTACGCGGCGACCCATCACCCGGAGGTCCGAATCAACCGCTTCACGCGTTCGGATTGGGACCTGTTGGAACAGAGGCTGGCTGGGCCGCCGAGCGCGAACGTTTCACGCGAAACGCCCGCTGCTGCGTCGGAGGACCACGCGCCGATCGATTCCCGTGAAACATCGAGTGTGCCTCGCCGACCACGGCCCGCGCAGCCTCGTGGCATGGGGAGGCAGTGGTGAGCAGGAACACGGTGCGAAACAAGGTGCGAATCAGTGAGCTGACGGAGGAACTCGCAGTCGGTGCGGCGTTGCGCCTGCGCTGTGACAGCGACGATATACGCACCGTTGTGGAGGCCGTGGTGGCCTACCTTGTCGAGGAGTACCCAGCCCAAGATCTGTACATCCCCGCCAGCATGCAAAGTAGCGCCTATCCGGTGGATGAGATCCGGAAAGGGATGAGGGAGCAGGAGTCGGTACGGTCGCTGTGCAAGAGGTTCAGGATCGACAGGCGGACGCTTTACCGCTTGCTCGACGAGCCTTCCGCCAATGAGTAGCGAGTGCGGGTGAGTTCCCCGAGACTCACCCGCACTTGATCTGGAAACTGGCATCCATGATCTCCTGGATGCCTCGCTGATGAGCTGGACCAAAGACGATGTGGAGCGGTTGAAGGCCGCCATCGCCAGCGGCCAATTGTCCGTTCGGCACGGCGACCGTCAGATCACGTATCAGTCCGGCGACGCAATGTTGAAGGCATTGGACCGCATGGAGGCGGAAGTGGCCGCCAACACGGCCGGACGCCGGAAGTCGGCCACGCGCCGCTACCGCTTCACGACGCTGAGGGGCTTCTGACATGGTGGCCTCGTTGCTGGACAGGGTCATCGGTGCAATTTCTCCGCAAGCAGCCCTAAAGCGTCACCGCGCTAGGGCGACGCTGGAAGCGGTACGTGCCTACGAGGGCGCCTCGCGCACTGATGGTTGGCGTGTTCGTAGGGCGGGTGCCAGCGCAAATACCGACCACCTGGCGGACGCCCGCGAGCTGCGCAACCGCGCTCGGGCGCTGGTGCAGAACGTTCCGTACTGCGCGCGGTCCCTCCAGGTGCTGGTCAGCGCAACGATCGGCACTGGCATTACTCCCAAGGCCGAAGGGCCGAACGCTCCTGCGCTGGACACACTGTGGGGCCGCTGGGCCGACGTGGCGGACGCGGATGGAAAATCGGACATCTACGGCCTCATGGCTACCGCGTATCGCGCGATGGAGCAGGACGGTGAAGTCATGATTCGCCGCCGCACCAGGCGTCAGTCGGACGGTCTCGCGGTCCCGCTGCAGCTTCAGGTGCTGGAGATCGACTGGCTGGACGGGAACAAGAACGGGTCTGCGTCGGGCGGTGGTCAGATCATCAATGGCATCGAGTACGACGCGATTGGTCGGATTCGTGGCTACTGGTTGTTCGGAGCGCATCCCGGTGAGGCCGTGCGCGGTTCTGTACGCCTGAGTAGTTCGTTGGTGCCGGCGTCCGACATTATCCACCTCTATAACCCAGTCCGTCCTGGGCAGGGGCGCGGCATCACGCGATTTGCACCGGTGATCGCGCGAGTGCGCGACCTGATGCTGTACGAAGACGCTGAGCTGGCGCGGAAGAACCTGGAAGCCCGACTTGGCGTGATCGTCAGTGGCGACATCGATTCGATGTCCAACGCGGACGATGACGGCCCTTCGCAGCTCGGCTCAGATCGCGACCAGGTCACCGACCTTGGCCCACTGCCCAGCGGTGGTGTTACCCACATCACCGGTGCCACCGCCTTCCAGACTGTCGAGCCAAAGCCGGCAGGGGGCTACGTCGAGTACTGCAAATTTAACGCGCACATCATTACTGCTGGCGTCGGTGTCCCGTACGAATCGGCCACCGGTGATATGCGTGAGGTGAATTTCTCCAGTGCCCGCATCCGGCAGATGGAGTTTCGCCGTGACTGCGAGCAGATGCAGTGGCTGGTGCTGGTCCCGCAGATGTGCAAGCCGATCTGGCGCTGGTTCGACGAAGCGGCCGCGCTTGGCGGCGGCGTGCGTTCCACGGGAAGCACTGCCGACTGGAGCACGCCTCGCTGGGACTACGTCAACCCCAAGCAAGACATCGAATCGGAAATCGCAGCAATGGGCGCCGGTCTCAACTCGCCCAGCGAAGCTCTGCGTCGGCGTGGCTACGACCCGGATGCGGTCTACGTCGAGATGGGCAAGGACTTCAAGCGGATGAAAGAGACCGGCGCCCTCGGTCTGATGACTTTCCTTCAATCCAGTGGCGCCCGGACCAGCCTGGTCGACGCCTCAAAAACCAACGAGGAATGACCATGCCCCAGCCAATCCAGGCTCCACAGCAGGACGGTACTACGCGCCTCATGCCACCTCAGTTGCGTGAGGCCGAGTTGCAGCCAACCAGCTTCGATAGCGAGGCGCGCACGATCGAACTTCAGTGGACCGCTGGTACCCGTGTGCGCCGCTACGACTGGTGGAACGACACGTACTACTGGGAAGAGCTGGTCGTTGATGATGCGGCCTGCAACATGGAGCGTCTGTCGTCCGGTGCCGCGCCGGTCCTGGATAGCCACAACACGTGGGGTATCGGCTCTCAGATGGGCGTGGTCGATCGCGCCTGGCTCGCCAATGGCGAAGGCCACGCCCTTATTCGCCTTTCTGGTCGCGAGGAGCTGGCCGGCGTCATCGCCGATATCGGTGCTGGAATCATCCGCAACATCTCGGTGGGCTACACCGTGCAGCGCTATGAGATCGAGCGCGCCGTCAACCCAGGCGATCTGCCGATCTACCGCGCAGTGGAGTGGACTCCGAGCGAGATCAGCTTCGTCACTGTCCCGGCCGACCCGGCGGCAGGTACCCGTAGCAATCAACCCGCACAGGGAACCCCCTGTGTCTTCACCCGTAGCGCATCGTCGCAGGAGCACACCATGCCTCAGCCCGCCGCCCGCGCCGCCGAACCGGCGGTCCAGCAGGAACCCATCAACAACGCCCCAGCTCCGGCAGCGCCGGCCGCAGCACTGGCACCGGAAGGTGATACGCGTGCAGCCGACATCGTGGAGCTGGCAACCCGCCACGGCCAGACCGAGCATGCAGCTGGCTGGATTCGCGCTGGTCACTCGGTCGACCACGTGCGTGGCCTGATCTTGACCACGCTGGAGCAGCGCGACGCCGCTGCTGGCGGCAACATCAACCGCATCAGCGTCACCGAGGATGAGCAGGATCTGCAGCGCTCCGCTGTGACGCATGCGCTGCTGCACCGAGCCCAGGTGATCGATCCCGCGACCAAGCGGATCTTCGCGCTCACCGGTGACAATCCGGTACGCGGCCTGACACTCATGGACCTGGCCCGTCGTAGCCTGGAGCGTTGCGGTGTACGCACCGATGGTATGGCAAAGCTGGAACTGGTCGGCCGCGCGTTCACGCAGAGCGGCAGCGATTTCCCAGTGCTGCTCGAAAGCACGATGCACAAGGCACTGCAGGCGGCCTACGCCGTTGCGCCGGACACCTGGTCCCGCTGGTGCGTCACCGGTACGGTCAGCGACTTCCGCGAGCATTCGCGCTACCGCGTGGGCAGCATTGGCAACCTCGACAAGCTGACCGAGGCTGGCGAGTTCAAAAACAAGAAGATTCCCGATGGTGAGAAGGCAACGATCTCCGCCGGCACCAAGGGCAACACCATCAACCTGACCCGCCAGGCGATCATCAACGACGATCTTGGCGCGTTCCTGGGCTTGGCCACCGCCTTCGGTCGTGCCGCAAAGCGCACCATTGAGGCCGACGCGTATGCGTTCCTCGCCAGCAATCCGAAGCTGGATTCCAACAAGACGCTGTTCCACGCCGACCACGGCAACATCCTGGCAGCAGCAGTGCCGAGCGTCACCTCGGTCGACGCAATGCGCGTCCAGCTGGCCGAGCAGAAGGACGTGGGCGGAAATGATGTGTTGGATCTGTCGCCAGCACTCTGGCTTGGTCCGACCAAGTACGGCAGTGCCGCGCGTGTCACCAACAAGGCCGAGTACGACCCGGACGCCGAAGGAAAGCTGCAGCGCCCGAACGCGGTGCAGGGTCTCTTCCGCGACATTGTCGACACCGCGCGCATCAAGGACGACAAGTGGTACCTGTTCGCCGATCCGAACGACTGCCCGGCCATTGAGGTCGCATTCCTCGATGGGATCACCGAGCCCTTCCTGGACTACGAGGAAGGTTTCACCGTCGACGGTGTGCGCTGGAAGGCTCGCCTCGATTTCGGCATCGCCGCCCTTGACTATCGCGGCGTGCAGCGCTGCGGCTGATCCCCAACTGGAGCACTGAGACATGGCACAGAACTTCGTATCCGATGGGGACGTGATCCCTTGGACCAACACCACCGATCAGCCGGTTGCATCGGGCCAGCCAGTTGCCGTCGGGCATCAGCTGGGCGTTGCCCTGGTCAACATCGCAGTCGGTGCGACCGGCAGCGTGGCCCTGGGTGGCGTGTTCACGTTGCCGAAGGTGCAGACGGCGGTCTTCGAACAGGGTGAAAAGCTCGTGTGGAGCGCAAGCGCCAAGGCATTCGACGGAAGCTCTGCGACGGCTGCTGCCGGCGACATCACTGGTGCAGCGTTTGCCTGGGCTGCCGGCTCCGCCGGTCAGGCGACTGCCGAAGTGCGGCTCTCGCCGGGCAACGCCACAAAGGCGTAACCGAACAGGCCGGCACCGCTCAGAAATGCCCAGGTGGCGTGAGCGGTGCCGGTTCTTCCACAGCGACAACGGGGAATCGCATGGGCACCACCAGCACGCCGCGCGGCGTACGCAACAACAATCCTGGCAACATCGACCGCTCCAGCACGCCGTGGCAGGGTGAGGATCGTTCCGTTGCCGCTATCGCCCGCGAGCAGCGCTTCTGCGTGTTCCTGACCCCGCAGGCTGGGTTTCGCGCACTGGCGAAGACCCTGCTCACGTACCAGCGCAAGCACGGCCTGCGCACGGTGAAGGAAATCATCGGGCGCTGGGCGCCTCCGGTGGAGAACGACACTGGCGCGTACGTCCGGCAGGTTGCCGCCGCCGTTGGCGTTGCGCCTTCGGAAGTCATTCGTCTGGACAACGCGGTCACCCTGGGCCGTCTGGCTACCGCTATCGCTAGGCACGAGAACGACGGTATGTACTGGCGCCCGGAAGTGATCGATGCTGGCGTTGCAGAGGCGCTGCACTGATGGTCGGCGGCGGCATCAGCGACACGGCACCCTGGTGGGCTGCAGGGAGCGTGGTGGCGCTTTGGGTGCTTCGCGAGACGTGGACGGCGTTCCTCTCGCACAGGAAGGAGCGCACCGAGACCGACGCCAACGTGGATCTCATCAAGGGCCTGTCCGATCGCGTCTCCTTCCTCGACCAGAGGGTCACTGCCCAAGACGAGCGCCTGCAAGCCGAAATGCTGCTCCGGCTCAGGGCACAAGAAGAGGCCAGCGCGCTGCGCACGCGTGTACGTCAGCTCGAATCGACGCTGCGTGGCCTTGGTGCTGTCATCCCCCCCGAAGACCCGGTCGTGTCCGCATGATCCGCGCCCTCGTCATCGCCATCCTTCTGCTGCTGGGCGTCATTGTCTGGCAGCGCGGCACGGTGTCCATCGCTCACCGTGCGGCCGACAAGGCCGCGTCGAGCCGTGACGCCATGGAGGGCGAGCGCGACGCCGCCCGCGCTGAGGCCGATGCCGTGAGCGAAGCCTTGAAGGTAGAGCGTGACAGCGCTACCGCCGCGAACACCCTGGCGTCCAAGTATGAAAAGGAAAGGAACGATGCACAGAATGCATCTGATCGCCTCGTCGCTGATCTTCGCGCTGGCAACCAGCGCCTGCACCAGCGTTGGCAAGCATCCGTCGCCACCGCAGAGCTGTCCTCGGCCGCCGCTGCCGCCAGCCAGCCTGATGGTCGAGCCGACGACCGAATCCAAAGTGCGGGCCGAGCTGTTGGCGCCGCCGCCCAGTGCGACGCTCAGGTGAGGGGCTTGCAAGCCTACGCCGTGCTCTGCAGTGGGGGTGCGAAGTGAGTGAAGTCGGCTTCCTGCGTGACATGGATGCAAGTCTTCATGCCGCCTTCGCATTGGCGGGTATGGCCTCAACTGGCACGCTCATCGCAAAGAAGACGGGTGTAGTCAGTCGTGGTGTGCGGATCTACGTCGACCGCGATGTCGAGACGATTGGCGATCTTCGCCAGTTCGTCTCCGGCCGTGTGGAGATCGCTTACCTACGCTTGGATGTTGAGCCAGAACAGGGCGACCACCTGGAGGTGGGAGAGGCTGGTCAAGGTCTGGGCGTCGAAGTTTTCGTCAACGCGAAGAAGCTCAGTGACGACGGCTCCCGCAGCCGATGGCTGGTGGCCCGTGCTTGACGTGCCTGAGCCGTTGTCCTGGCAGTTGGTGGAGTTCCTGCGCGGTCGCGTGAAGCTCATCCGTGCGAGTGAAGGCTTCCGCACCGATATCGGCACGGGTCTGATCATCGTTGACGACAGCGAAGTGGATGAGGGTTCGGAGAGCCCCGCGACGGTGATCTCCGTCAGGCAGTTGTCGCGTAGTGGCGGGGGCAGTGCCCAGGTCACCTCGGATGCTGCGATTACCATCGAGTTCGAAGTCCCACGTTCGGGCAACGTTGCTAACCCGCGGTTACTTGTACACCGAGCGAGGCATGACTTGATCCGCGCGCTCACATTCAACGTGAAAGCCCTGCCACGGGGGATTACGAGCTTCGAAATCCTTGAAACCCAGTTGGCATCCCTGGAAGACGACGCAGGGCATTCCGCCGTTGTCGCTCAGATCACCGCGCGGGCTGGTCTGACCGAGACCTTTGAGCCCGTCCCCAACCCGTAGGAGAAGCACCACCATGGCACAGCCCAAGGTCCGCAAATTCGCAGGCGATCTGCGCTTCTGGGAGCACGGCGCAAACGGCGCCAGGATTCCCGTCATCCCCGAGCCCGCCGACAAGTTCGGCAATCAGCCACTGGAACAGTCGTCGCTGACGTTCAGCTACGAGGCCGGCGACTCGGTGGAGATCAAGAGCAAGCGCCGTGATGCGCGCTATCAGCAGATCATCCACAAGGATTCCAACCCCGGCGTCACCAGCGTTTCGATCACCGCGTTGGAAGTGCCGCCGGCCATCCTGGCCCGCATGTTGTACGGCACGTTGGTGGCCACCCAAGTCGCCGCCGGCACCGCCACCGATGTTTCCGTGACCGTGGGTAGCGCGGACACGCCGGTGAAGCTGCCGCACAACTTCCTTCTGGCCGATACCGAGCCGACTTTCAAGAAGGGCGCCGTCGACCTGGTCAAGGGCACCGATTACACCCTCGACCCGGCGCACGGCCTGCTGATTCCGAAGTCCGGCGGCCAGTTGCAAGCTGGCAATACCGTCGTGGCGAACTACAAGTACGACGCATACCTGGAAACCGCCATTAGCGGTGGCACCACGCCGAGCAAATCCTTCCAGATCCTGGGCGACATGCAGGACCGCATCAGCGGCGACGAGGGCCTGCTGACCATCCCGAACGTCGACCTGACCGTGGATGGTGACGTGGACTGGTTCAGTGATGAACCCATCCAGGTGACCCTGACTGGCCCGGTGATCTTCCAGGCCGGCGAGAGCGACCTGTACACCTTCAAGATCGCGGCGCAGGCTGCCGGCTGATCGCCGGGTCGACTCCAACATGAGGAGGGCGCCAGCACGGCGCCCTCCCGATTCGAACCAGGAAGGGTGCCGTGGCGTCCAATCGCAACAACAACCTGCTCAAGTTTTTTGTCAGCGGGCGCCGTGCGAAAGGCCTCCACGGCTTGACCAACCTTGCTGGCGACGTTCTCAACCGCTACGACCTGTCAGTGCAAAGGGCCTTCATCGGCCTGCAGCGACGGGCAGGCCCTGCGACCACGCAAGAGGTGCGAGGGTCCTACAACATCCGCGCAGCCGCGCTGAGGGGGAAGTACCGCGTGGAGACCGGTGAGCGCGGCTACTCGACGGGCAAGCGCGGCAGGGACGACTTCCTTTCGATTTGGGCGAGCACGCGGCAAATATCGCTTCTCGAATTTGGTGGCCGCTGGGCTGGCAGGCGATCAGTCGGCGCAACGGCCAGCATCGGTCTCGGTGAGTCCAGAACTTATGACGGAGCGTTCATCGCCACAATCAAGGGCCGAAGGGCCATTCGAGTGCGAAGTTGGGACCGCGCGACCCAGAAGCGGGCAGGGCGAGGCCCTGTTCGGATTCTTCGGGGCCCAAGCCCTTTCGAGATGCTCTCAGGCGCTGACGGAAACAGCCGGGCTCTCGCAGCGCGCAGCCGCCTGATCGAGCGTTTTCACACCACGTACCTGACTGAACTGCGCCGCCAGTGGCGCGTCAATGGAAAGAGCAATGGCTGATCGGCTGGAAGAAGCAATCAGGGTAGTCATTGAAACCCAGGGTCGCGAGGGTGTGGATGACCTGCGCTCGGCGTTTGGCGAGCTGGGTGATGTCTCGGTCGAGACGGCAGGAAAGACTTCTAAGCTGCTCGATTCCCTGACTGGCTTGACGTCGGCAGCGGCAAAGGCCGACGCCTTCGAGGCGATGCTGGACCAGTTGGGCGAGCTGGAGCGGGAGTTCAATGCCAACCAGCGGGCAGCGCTTGAGCTGAGCCTCTGCATCGGTGAGATGGAGAAGCCGTCGCGTGAGGTGTTGGCGTCACAGCGCGATCTGCGCAAGGAAGGGGAGCGCCTGAAGAAGGCGCTGAACGAGCAGTGGGCTGAAGTTAGCAAGGCAGATTCGGAGTTGGCGGCGCTGGGGGTCAGCACAGCTGACCTGGCCGGCAGCCAACAGCGCCTGCGGTCCGAGGCTGCGCGCACCACTGCGGCGCTGAGCGCGCAGGCAAAAGCAGTCAGCGATGAAGCCACCGCTAACCGCCGTCGCACGCAGCAATTGGCGGAAGGCGACGCCGCGATGCGCAAGCAAGCGGATACGACCCGCGCAGCGCAGAAGGCACTGGCGGATTACCGTGAGCGTGCAGACGACGCCGCTGCTGGGAGTGCGAACCTGGCCGGGGCAACTGAAGGCGCGGCAGGTTGGCTGGGTAAGCTGAAGGGCCTTGCCGCCGGCGCGATCGCGTTCGTCGGCTTGAACCGGGTGGTTGACGGCATCAAGTCGATCATCAAGGAAGGTAGTGACGCGGAGCAGGAGGTCAACCAGCTCGACGCCGCCATTCAGGCGGCTGGCCGTAGCAGTGAGTTCACAGCTGAGAAGCTGCTGCAGCTTGGTAAGCAACTGCAGACCGGCCTTTTCGATGGTGGGCAGGTCAATAGCGCGATGGTGCGCATGCTGTCCTATACCAACATCGTCGGCGATCAGTTCCCCGCCGCGATGCAGGTCACTATTGACCAGGCCCAACGTCTTGGTTTGTCACTGGAGTCGTCGGCGGAGATCGTAGGCAAGGCGCTGCAGACACCGTCGAAGGCGATGGAGAGTCTTAGCAAGCAGGGCTTCACCCTGTCCGACAGCCAGAAGGAGTTGATCAAGAACCTTGAGGCAACCGGGCGCGTCGCAGAGGCGCAAACGATCATCCTCGACCTTCTCACCGAGTCCTATGGTGGCGCAGCGGCGGCAGCCAAGGTCGGAACGATCGCGGGTCTCTGGAAGGAGGCGACCGATCGCTTTAAGGACTGGAAGCAGGAAGTTGCCGATCAAGGGGTGCTGGCATACTTCAAGGATCAGCTGACCACGCTTCTGGCGACTTTGGATCGTCTGGCGAAGGATGGGAGCCTTACCCGCTGGGCCAAGCAGACCTCGCAGGCCATTATTGGGATGGCGGAGGCGGTCAAGGGGGCTACGCGATGGGTGGCTGACCATGCGCGTGTGATTGGCCTCATGGCTGCGGCTTACGCCCAGTTCAAGGTCGTAGGCGCGCTGCTTCAGCTGAACGCGTGGAGGGCGGCGTTGCTTGCGACTACGCGTGCGCAGCTGGCAAACAACGCCGCAGTCGCCGCCGGCAGTTCTGGCATCGGGCGCTTTGGGCTGTTGCTCCGGGGCCTACCGAAGGCGGTTCCGATCGCGGTATCAGTGCTGGGGCTGGAGGCCGCCATTGGTGGCCTTGGCGTGCTCAAGACTGTTGCCCAGGACATCTGGAAGCAGCACGATCCCGCCCTGAAGCGAGCCGGCGAGGCGCAGCGCGCTTACATCAGCCAGGTTCGGGACTCCGCCTTGGAGCTTCGCCGTCAGGCCATCTCGTTCATTGAGTATCGCGACGTGGTGGTTAAGACCGCTGAGGAAGTCGCTCGAATGGGGCAGGCTGAACGCGAAGCCTATGCCCAGCGCCTGGCTGGCCTTGAGCAGTACCTGACCGCGCAGGAGGGATTCCTGCTGATGCAGCAAAAGGCGGGCGTTGCTACGGCCGCTCAGTTGCAGGAACTTGGCCTTGTGACGCAGCAGCTGCTGGCTGTGTCTACAGGGTATGCAGGGCTCTCCAAGGCAGTGAACATCGCTGCGGATGCCATGAAGAGTGGTATCGGGGGTGCGGCACAGCTGGTGGTTGAACAGCTTCAGGGCGTGCAGAGCAGTGCGCGCCTCGCCACCGATTCGATCAGCAAGATGATGGCGGGGCTCAATTTTGCTGATACGGGTAGTTTGGCCGCCGTTGGCACAGCGCTGGGCTATGTGGCATCGCAGGGCGCTGCGGCGGAGCGCAATGTTCGGGATGGACTGCTGGAATCACTGCGGAAGCTCTCCGGTGAGGAGTTGGCGAGATTCCAGGCTGCATCCCAGGCGGCATTTGAGGCGCTGCCTCAAAGTGCTGCCAATGCAGCCGCAGTACTGCAGACGACGTTGCTTGCCGCGATGGAGAAGCTGGGCGTCTCCGCGTCCAGGTTGGGTGTGCAATTCACCGGTGCCGGTCGGGACGCGATCGCCTCGTTCGGTGCCGTAACCGAGAGCGCTGTTGCCACAGGCGTTCAGATCGAAGAGGCGTTCAAGGCAGCCCTCGGGAAGGTCGCCACACTGGACGAGGCGAGGACCTTGGGCGCCCTGCTCGAAGCAGCGGGAAAGCAGGGCAAGATCGGGTTCGACGCGGCGGCGCGTTCTGCAGCGGCACTCAACGCCCGCATTCGCGACATCCAGGCATCGGTGAACCCCCTGGCCGATGAGTTCGCTCGCCTCGGCATCCAGTCGCAAGAATCGTTGAACAACACCCGTGATTCGGCGAAGGCAGCGTTTGAGGCGATCCAACGCGGTGCCTCGCAAGGCAAAGCCAGCATCGAAGACGTGCGCCGGGCCTTCGAAGCGTATGCGAGCACAGCACGTGCAGCAGTGGCCGACAGCGACGATTGGCGTCGAGGACAGGTGGAATCCCAGCTCCAGGTGCAAGGGCAGATCCTGCAGACGGGTCAGCACCTGAAGGACATGGGAGGCAGCGGCCAATCTGCAATGCAACAGGTTCAGGCCGGGGCACAGGCCGGCACGCAGGCGGTAGGGCAGCTGGCTCAAGAGACATCGCAGGCTGGCAATCAGATGGAGAACCTGGGCAACCGAGCGGAGCAGTCGGGGCAGCAGATGGGCAAAGCGGGCCAAGCTGCGCAGAGCATGGCGTTCAGCATCGGAGAGGTTTCCGACGCAGCGCTCAAGGCCATGCGCAACTTGAGCGGGCCGAATCCGCTGCAACAGTTCGCGAACGCCCTGAACAGAGTCACGGCTCAGCGTAAGCAGCTGGCCGATTACAAGAAAGAGCTTCAGGGATTGGCTGAGACCGAGGACGAGTTCGCCTCCTCGGCCAAGAGCCGTCTTGAGTATCAGTATGACTACCTCGGGAAGCAGGAGGTGGCGGAGGTCGCGGCGCTGGAAGCCCAGGTGCAAAGAAAGCGCGCCGAGCAGGACCGTGCGGCCGCCGATGCGATGCAGGAGCGGCGCAGGGCCGCTCAGGCTGAGGCAGATGCTCAGGCGAAGCTCGATGCGGGGCGGATACAGGCAGGCGTCGACAAGGAACAAGTTCTGATCATTGACTGGAAAGTGCCCAGCAAAGAAGTGGTGGCCGGGGCGACCGCCCAAGAGCTCCAGCAGGCCCAGAGGATCGCGAATCTGGTGACGCCGATGGTGCTGACTGCTGTCCAGAAAAGCCGATCGGTTTCGGTTAGGGGGCGGCGCTGATGACCCGCATTCTGCTCGCGGGGATTGAGCTGCCGGCCGATCTCCAGTGGACCGATGAATTCACGGCATGGAGGGTGGGGCAGCAGGTTCGAAACAGCCTCAATGGGGCAATGATCGTGCAGGAGTCGGCACGGCAGGCCGGGCGCCCCATCACGCTGCAGACAACCCGTGACGGCACTGCGTACGTCGGAGTGGTTGCATTGCCCGTCGTCCGCGCACTTCAGGCCAGTGAGAGCGAGGCGCGCTTGTCGCCTCTGGAGCTGGTCATGCCGGCCCATAACGGCGGCGACCGCGCCTTCCAGGTTAGGTGGCGTCGTGTCGATGGCCCAGCTATCGAGGTCGAACCCACTCGCTTCGCCGTTCCCGCCCTGGATTCGGACCTCTTCTCAATCACTCTTCGCCTCATGACGGTGTAACCAATGCCCATTTCCGCAACCGACATCAAGCTCCGCCAGTCGCAGCGCCTCACAGACAATCCGGATGGTGGTGGCCGGATGATCCAGGCAGAGGTTCAAGACGGCGCCATGAACAATCTCTTTCCGGACATTGGCGATGAGGAGCGGACGACCGGCCGTGCCACGTTGCGCAAGATGTTCGTGCACGTGGATACCTCGAACGTCGATGTGCTGAAAGACGCTATCGGCGTTCTCATTGAGCCGCCGTCTGACCCGAAGGTGACGGTGAGCATGTTCGCAACGGGCTCTTACAGCGATGTGCGCCTGGATGCCAAGAACAGGGTCGAGAGCTACATCACCCGTGGAACCGAGTCGCGATTCATTCTGATGGGGAACCACTTCATCGGCCAGATGACGCTGCTGGTGTACACGACTGCAGATGCGCCCAGCCCTGACATCAATGACAACCTGTCGCTGTTGACGCCTGCCAGCTCGGGGCATGATGAGGGGGAGCAGTACGTGCGGGTGAAGTCGGTGCTCTCGCGCACGACGCGAACCTTCACGGACGATCAGGGGGCTTTTGAGCGGGATGTTCTTGTCATTGAGCTGGTCAATGCGCTATTGCGGAACTTCTACGGTCAGGAAGTTGTCCGCTACACCGCGAGCAAGCCGGCCACCCGTGTGTACGAGACGAACGTGGTGGATGCCAACAGCTATCACAGCGTGAAGCGCCTTACTGCTGCGGGTAAGCCTGGCGATCTCTCCGTGCTGGTGGATACGCCGTACGTTCCAATCGTTCCCACGTCTACCGCTGAAACCCCGGTGAGCGACGTGCTTGCCGGTCTGGGCATGATGAGTTTCGTTCCTTCCGGCGCAGCAGGAAGCCTGGCGCTCAACTTCGCGTCCAGCTTCCAGGCAGGCGTACCGGTCACCCGCTACCTCGGTACAGGAATGGCCGTCGGCAGCGTGAAGGTAGTCGCCGGGAGTGTGGAGCTGGCCGACGATGGCTCCGGATCGTTGACCTCGGTGGCGGTCACGCCCTGGGGTGGAACGGTTGACTATCAGGCGGGCGTGATCTCCGTCACCCATGCTTCGGGTGCGAGCGCCACCTCCATCAGTGTCACGGCAACCCCGGCCGGTGCGATCCCGATGCAGGGCTTTACCGATGAGATCGCGGTGACGCAGAACAACCAGGGTATGGTGTGGCTGATCCAAGCGACGCCCTTGCCTGCACCTGGTACGGTGATCGTGGATTACCGGGCACTCGGTCGCTGGATTCGGTTGACCGACAATGGTCGGGGGCAACTTGTTGGCAAGCCGGGGCAGGGTAGTGGCACGGTCAATTATTCGACTGGGTCCATCGTTCTCACTGCCGGTGCGTTGCCCGATCTGAAAAGCAGCATCATCGCGGCGTGGGGTACGCCTGTTATCGCTGAATCCCGTGTAGGGGATGCGGCCATCCAGCCGCCTGCATTGCACTTCGTTCTCGGCGAGGGCTCGGCTGTTCCGGGCACCGTAAGCATGACCCTGCGGATCGGTGGTGCAGACGTTGCTGTCACCGACAATGGGGCGGGCGGCATGCTGATTGGTGGTCAGGTGCGCGGGTCGATCGCCTACTCGACGGGTGAGGTATCGCTACGGCCTGGCACACTGCCGGATGCTGACAGTCGCCTGGCAATCACCTACGACTGGGGGCAGCCTCTGCATGCTGCTCCGCAACCGGTACCGGACGCGTCTGGCATCGTTTCCTTCACCCTGCCGCAGGGCCCCGTGCGCGCTGGGTCCATTCTTCTCGATTGGCTGGTCAGCGTTACCCGTGACCGGGACGACCTGACCTCTGCGCCTCAGCCGATGCGTGTTATCGCCAAGGACGATGGGAACGGGAACATCGTGGCCGTCTCGGTAGGCGACACAGCATCTGCGACGGTGCTCGGTTCCGTGAATTACAGCACCGGTGCTGTGTCCGTGCAGGCAGGAAAGTTCATGGTGCGCCAGGTTTCCTACCCGCAGTACGAGAACAGGTCCGGGCGGCTCAGAGTCGTAGGGTACGGCCGACTGGACGTGCTTTCACAGTTCTCGGCGGGCACGATCATGTCTGCGGCATGGCTGCTTGCGGGGGACAGTTCGCAGCAGGCGCAGGAATCGTTGCCGCTGCCCGCCATGCAGCTGCAGCTGACGCCAACCATCAGTGATAGCGTTGTGCCAGGCAGCATTCGCTTTGGTTTCCGTGGTAGGACCTACATAGACCGGAGCGGTGGGCTGTACCACAGCATCGACCCGCAGACTGGTGCTGGTGTGTACGCCGGCACTGTGGATTACACGTCGGGGATCGTGAACCTCACTCAGTGGCAGCCAGGTGGCGGCAACACCGTACAGGTGCTTTCGCTGCTTACCCGGATCGCTGACCCGGGCGTTGCGTTCTCTTTCTTCCGCGCGCCGGGCTCACCGCTTCGACCAGGCATGTTCACGCTGCGGGCCAACCGTCTGGACGGCGAGCTGCTGACGGCGACAGCCGACATCAACGGTGATATCGCCAGCGCCGAGATCCGCGGCCATGTGGATTGGGAAAGCGGCGTTGCGAAGGTGAAGTTCGGTCAGTTGGTACCGGTCGCTGGAAATGAAGGCCAACCGTGGTTTGATCCCGGTCAAGTAGAGGGCGACCAGGTCTGGCGCCCGGCGCTCGTGCTTGCCGGCTCTATCTACATGGGGGCGGTGGTCTACCGGTCCATTCCGCTCTCCGAAGTGGTAATCGGCTTGTCGTCGGTCCGCCTGCCGAGCGACGGACGTGTGCCGGCATTCAAGCCGGGTCAAACGGTGTTGATCCATCACACGGCCAAGCACAGCATCACATTGCCGCAGGCGGGCCAGGTCGTGCCTTTCGGCCGCACGCGAATCGCCGGTGTCGAAGTCAGGGATTCCAAGGGGGATCCGGTCGACAGTGCTTGGTATGTCGTGGATCTCGCCTTGGGTCGGCTGACCTTCACCGACCCGCTAAACCTCTCTGCCTACACCCTGCCCATCGTGATTAGCGAGCGGGTCGAGGACCGCCGGCTGGTGGTGCAGCCTCAGATCACGGGGGAGATCGAGATCAATAGTGGGCTTACGCATGACTTCCCAGCAGGTGAGGCGATGATCAGCGCTGCGCTACGGCTTGGCGAGGCCAACGGATCACTCGATCTGCAGGCCCGGACGGTAAACCTGTTCGACCAGGCGGCATGGACCGGTGTGTGGAGCGACCTTCTCATCGGCAGCGCCGCTCCCGGAACTTTCAACGACACCGACTATCCACTGGTGGTCACCAACGCAGATGCCATTACCGAACGATGGGCCATCCGCTTCAACAGTTCAACGACGTTTGAGGTGATTGGGGAGACGGTCGGCACCATCACGGCAGGGGCGGTCACCGCCGATTGCGCACCTACCAATCCGCGTACTGGGCGTCCCTACTTCACCATTCCGCGAGCAGGTTGGGGCTCCGGGTGGTCTACCAACAATGTGGTTCGCTTCAATACAGTCGGCGGCTTGGCGCCGATCTGGATGGTGCGAACCACGCTCCCAGGTACGCCTGAAAGTGTCGTGGATTCGACTCGCTTCCAGGTCATTGGCAACGTCGCAGGAGTTCAAGCATGAGTCTCGTTCCAACTGTTTATCGAAGCACCGACCCAGGTGCTCCGCTGCTTTCCGGTGTTCCGGGCGCGCTGATCGCGCTCCTCGATGCCGTCCTGGTCGATGGCTATGGCGTCGGCGCGGGAAGAAAGGACGGCCTGGGGTGGAAGAAGGGGTTCGGCGGCGTAAACATTCGCGCATATCAGAACTCGCAGGTGTTTGGCACTGGCTACTTTCTGAGGGTTGATGACACTGCAGCAAGATCGGCGTTGCTGCGTGGGTACTCGTCCATGAGCGACTTGAACACGGGGGAAGATGCGACACCCTCGCCGTCGCTCAAAGCGAGTGGGTCAATGTGGGAGAAGTCCAACGTAGCGAGCGGCGCACTCCGTCATTGGATCGCGATCGGTACGGAGCGGTTCTTCTACCTGTTCGTTGACACGGGCGGTAACTACGGGACGCAAGGGTACGCAGGCACGCATGGTCACTATGCTGGTGACATCACGTCGATGAAGCCGGGAGATAGGCATCACTTCACTGTTTCATACAAGGGGAGCGATTCCGAAGGGAGTAGCTCGGTTGGTTATGGGTTCAAAGCGCGACCATGGAATGATTTCGGAAGTGCCGATACGCAGACATCCGCTTTCGTTGGTCGGTCGATGTCCGGAGTTCCTGGCTCTGTTCGCGCGTACGTCTCGGCGTCAGCTGCCACTACCAGTGGCGTCGCACTGGGTAGTCAATCGAACTACCCCACATATCCGTATGCTGGTAACGGCGGGCTCCTGTACTCGCCCATCGATGTACTTGAGAATAGTATGCAGCCACGCGGTTTCTTGCCGGGCGCTTTTGCTCCGATTCATCGCAGACCTTTCCCTGAGATGACTGTTGTTACCGATGTGGACGGATTGCCGGTTGGTACCCAGCTTCTGGCGAAGTGCGTTACGGTCGACAGTCTCGCGGGTGGCTTCAGCGAAACCTACACCGGCCAGATCCTGATTGATATCACCAACGCGTGGGCTTAATCATGGCAATTGCTTCCGCGCGATACGGCGTCAGGTGGGCACGGGTTAACTGGAACGTGCCCCGTACTGCGGTGCTGCTTGGATGCCGAAGTTCGTCCGGCCAAGCGTGGGCGGGGCCGGGCTATCTCGCCGGTGAGGCTCCGAAGACGAACGACCCAGCTGAGCCGGACGGTAGGCTGCGCATTCTGAACCAGCCTGCTCAGGGCCGGATCATGGTCTTTGAGCGCGGCAGTGGGATCTGCGTGGCTTCTACGATGAGCCGCGCCGACGGAACCTGGAGAGTCGATCGTCTCCATCCGGCATTTCGTTTCACGGTGGTCGGCTTCGATGACCTGGGTCGGCAGAATGCGGCAATCCAGGACTGGATTGCGCCGGCAGAGCGCGAGTAGCGAATGGACCGGCTGGGCAACAGGGTAGTGCTGAACCTGGGCCCGCCCGCTACGGGCGGCGGTGCTCTGGTCGGCCTGAATCTTGGCGTCGATTGGTGGACGGAGGAGCCGCCGGAACCTGAGCGCGCCTACCTTCGGACGAGTTCCTTGCTCTCATGGTCGGTGGCTCGCCCGCGCGCAGCCATGACTCTGGTTGGTTGGGGAGGCGCGGGCATTGCATCGATTGTGGGCTCTTCCGGTTGGCGTGGCGCGCAGCGTCTGGAGGGGAACGCTACTGCCACCGAGTGGGGTCTTACTCCACTGCTGAGTCGTGGAGGCACTCTCCGGTGGCGGACTTCGCAGGGCGTCCTTCGGAGGTCAAATGCCCAGCCGTGGCGGTCCATGGACTCCGAGAGCGTGTCGCTGCTATCCCGATGGGGCATGCCAAGCATCCTCGGTAGGGGCGGCGCTTTGCGCTGGTCTTCGCAGGGGCAGGTGAGCGTATCGACGGGGGCGCGTTGGCTTTCAAGCAATTCAGCGCGAAACCAATGGCAAGGGAGCTGGGGGTGCGGCGATCGTCTGCCCAGGTCTTGTCGGCTGCGCTGGGGGAGTGCAGCCAAGCTTCCATGGATCGTTCGGCCTCCAGTCCCACCCGACCCCGATCCCGAGCCCGGTTGGCCGGCCGGCAACATGGTTGGACTGAATTTGGGCTGCCCGGTGGTTGGTAGCTTCGGGGTTGTTCCACTCAATCTCGGCGTTGTCGCGTGCTACGCGGTGCGCCCGCAACGAAGGACGTATGTCGTGATCAATACCGTGTCATTCGTACGGCTGCCGGACCGTATGCCGATCGAAGTAACAAGAATCACCCTGGAATCGGGCCGGAGCGCGTGGGGCTGGACGTTCGACTTTGAGCTTGCCGATCCGGCACAGCTTGATCTCCTGAAGCCCACGGCGGCGGGCCCGCGCCAGTTCGAGGTTGTGCTCAACGGCCATGCTTGGACTGGGATTGTGGAGAGCTATCAGAAGCAGCGCGAGTTCGCGGATGGGGCGGTGCGTCTGAGTGGTCGCTCGCGCACCGCACTTCTCGCTGCGCCCTACGCGCCAGCTCGGGTGAAGGTCACCGGCGACGATCGCAGCGTGTCGCAGCTGGTGGCGGAGGAGCTCGCCGATACTGGGTTCACAAGCCAGTACGGGACTGTCGACTGGATCGTTCCTGCCGGTGCGTGGTTCTACGACGCGAATACTCCGCTCGACGCCATCAGTGGCCTGGCTGGGGCAAGTGGCGCAGTGGTGCAGTCCGACCCAGCGCAGCCGATGTTGCGGGTCCGGGCCAGCTATCCAGTCAGCCCGTGGCTTTGGCGTGAGTCACCTCCTGACCACGTTGTGCAGGAGGACATCGTCCTTACCGAGAGCCTCCAGATGCGTAGCGCGCCGCTGTACGATGCGGTCGTGGTCACCGGTGAGCTGGCGGGGAAGGGCGTTACCTGCAAAGTGCGCAAGGACGGTGAGGAAGGTCAGCTGTTTGCGCAGCAGGTCAGCAGCCCGCTGATCAATGTTGCTGCTGCCGGCGCTGAGCGCGGTCGAAACATCCTCAGTGATCGCGGTGAGCAGGCCGCCGTCGACCTCACCATGCCGCTGTTTCCCAAGCCGCTTAAGCCAGGCGAGGTCGGCCCTATCATGCCGTTGGACCTGGTGGAGGTCGTTGGCGCTGCGGGGAGATGGCATGGGCAGTGCGAGTCGCTGCGCGTTGATGTTGTGATCGATCAACAAGCAGTGGTGATCGAGCAGACCGTAACCCTTGAAAGGCACTACAGCGATGCGGACTGACCTTTGGGATCAATTCGGCGAACTGGTCAGCAGCAACCCTCGATTGCTGGCGACCGTCACCGCGCACAACAGTGATGGCACCAGCACGCTGACGACGTATGACGGGGTACAGATGCGGGCGTTCGGCCAGCTTCAGCAAACCATCCCATACAACGTCTGGGTTCGAGGTGGTCGCTTGGTTGAAGCGGCGCCCAACCTTCCAGTGATGGAAGTCACCATCTAGCAAGACAGGGCGCTGCCCAGATGCCTGCAAGCATCCAGACAGCGCCGCAACACAGGTGATCTCAGCACCTGGCATTGGCCGTGGCCCCGTCGCCCTCGCGAGAGCGGCGGGATTGTCGGCTTCCTCTATCGCAAATACTGAGAAACCATGCCGAAGCCCATCATTTCCTGGCCGGGCGGCAAGCGCCGTCTGCTGAAGCACCTGTATCCCCACTTCCCGATCCACGATTGCTACGTCGAGGCATTTGCTGGCGGCGCCGCCTCGCTGCTGATGCGGCCGTACCCAGCCCAGATGGAAGTGCTCAACGACATCAACGGAGAGCTAGTGTCACTGTACCGCTGTGTGCGCCATCACCTGGACGAGTTCGTGCGCATGTTCCGCTGGTCCTTGGTGTCGCGGCAGATGTTTGAATGGGCGCAGATGGAGCGGCCCGAGACGTTGACCGACATTCAGCGTGCTGCGCGCTTCTACTACCTGCAGAAACTTGCCTTTGGGGGAAAGGTGCAAGGCCAATCGTTCGGTGTGGTCACTGCCGGAGGCCCGCGACTGAACCTCCTGCGCATCGAGGAAGAGCTGAGCGCGGTGCATCTTCGTTTGTCGAACACGGTGATCGAGTGCCTCCCGTGGCAGGAGTGCGTGCGGCGCTACGATCGGCCGGGGACACTGTTCTACCTCGATCCGCCGTATTGGGAAACAGAGGGTTACGGCGTCGAGTTCCCATTCGCTGAGTACGAGGCGATGGCCGATCTGATGCGCAACTCGGCCGGGCGCTTTGTGGTCTCGATCAATGATCACCCCCAGATCCGAGAGGTGTTCGCCGGCTTCGACCTAGTGCCGCTGCAGCTCGACTACACCATCGGCGGCGGGCAGGGTAGGGGGAAGAAGTTCGGAGAGTTGATCATCAAAAGCTGGGACGACAGCCAGGCCACCCTGTTGTAGGCATCACGCAATCTGCTGGAGCAGGTCTTCGCGATTGTTTCGTGGCGTGTTGACGGCGCGGCTGACCCTGTACGCCTCCATGGATGGAGGCGAGCTTGCCAGCAGCATCGCCATGGCGTCGTCGGGGCTGGCCGCCATCCAGGCATCGATCTGGTCGACCTGGAGCCAGACCGGCATGCGGTCGTGGATGTCGGCCGAGACGCCGCTGCTGTCGCCGGTGATGATCGTGAAGGTGCCCAGGTTGCCGTCGGGCAGTAGCGGGCTGGTGTCTTCCCATAGGCCGGCGGCCAGCAGCGGCCCGGCTGCATGAATGAACCACGGGTCCTTTTTTCCGTCCTCGGGGCTCACCGACCACTCGTAATAGCCCGCCATGGGGATCACGCAGCGCCGCTTCTTGAACGCCGACCGGAAGGCGGGCTTGGTGGCCACCGTCTCGATGCGGGCATTGATGGTCGAGCCTTGCAGGCCCTTGGCCTTGGCCCAGAACGGCAGCAGGCCCCAAGCCAGCCGGGTGACTTGCCTGCCCTCGCCACGGTCCAGGATCACCGATGCGCGCTGGGTCGGCGCCAGATTGAAGCTGGGCTGGATGTCGGCTAGGCCGGGGGCAAGGTCGGCCAGCCCGGGCTGGCCGAAGTCGATCACGGGAAGCTGGACGAATCGGCCGCACATGGCCGGAGGGTAGCCCCGCCGGCCGTGGCCGGGGCGTGTAGGTCCACGCCGAACTGTGACGCTGGTCCGGCACCCTCCACGCAATCCTTACGGGAGCGGCTCTACGCTCGGGCTCCCCATGGAGTCCGGAGAGAGCCATGCCTAACAGGGCGGTTGTATTTGTCAGCGAAGCGCTTAGCGACCTGACCCCGGCTCACCTGTCCCGGATCATGGCGGACGCAGAGCGATTCAACCGCACTGCTGGGGTCAGTGGGGTGACGTTGTTTGATGGAAGAAGGTTCCTTGCGTACATGGAGGGCCCGCCGGACGGGCTGGATGTTGCCTTCTCCAGAGCAGTGGGCGCCACCAGCCATTCAAGCCTGATCGAGATTGCGCGTGGGCGGGTCGGGCAGCGCCGGCTTCCCTACTGGCCGATGCGTTGCATCCCCCTGTCGCCGCCGGAGCTGGTGCAGCTGGTGCGGGCCGACTGGACTTCCTTCCTGCAACGGGGAGGCCATCAAGCTGGCCCGGCCACCGCGATGGAGATGCTGGTGGCATTGGTGGAACCCTTCGCCGAGGCTGCCTGAACACCTCGCAGCGCACAGAGTCGAGTCAGACTCGACCCTGCAATTCGGGCAAATTGACGATTTCGTCAAATCGCCGATGCATGCCTTAACAATTCTTCCCCGAACGATTCAGGCTGATGGTCGCCGCGTTCGCAGGATCTGCGACGGCCGGTCGTATCCTTCCGGCCATGCATTCCTCCCACGGCTTCCGCACCGCTCCGATTCCCTCTGGCTGGGTCCAGACGGGTGAGCGCTGGGCGCTCTGGTACAACGGCCGGGAGACGGCCAGCGTCACGCCCGATGGCGGGCCTGGGGTCCGGCTATGGATGGAAGGCCAGAAGTTCTGGGACGTGAAGGAAGTGCGGGCCGCCAACGTTCGGCAGGCGAAGCGCTACGGCGAGCGCTGGTGTGCGGCCAGGCTGTATCCCGATCTTCCCCTTCGTGAGGCCGTCGCTCGGCTGACCGACAGCACCCCGATCCAGCCGCCTCCGCCCCTGCCCGGCCGGCCGCCGACCCGCGAGCAGCAGCAACAGGCCAGACGCCTGGCTGAGGCCGGGACGAAGGAGGTTGAGCGCATCAAGGAGGCGCTGGAGCCGCGTAAACCGCCAGTGGAGACGAAACCCCGTCCGAGGGACGCACGCAAGGCGTGGGTGAGGGCAGGGCTCCGCGATCTGCGCGGTTGGTGAACGCAGCAGGTTCCCGAATACACGGAGCCTACCCGTTGCGGGACTAGGGGCTTGTCCGCTGGCCTCCTGAATTGAACTCAATCTAAGCTATTGAATGCGATGCACAGTCCGCCAGCCTTCTAAGCCGGCGGTTACAGGTTCGATTCCTGTCGGGCGCGCCATTTCACCCATCTCCTGCAGGTCCTGTTGTTACCGGCCTCTGCCTGGTCCTGCGCTGTGTTGGCGCGCATTCAATCTGGTCCGTCGTGGCCGAGGCATAGTCGGCCTGCCCCATGCCGGGGTGACTGCGCTGAGCCATCCCTTGATGAACACCGTTGCGCGATCGCGCTGTCTGCTGCTGGCGATGGGCCTGGGGCTTGCCGTGCAGGCGTCCGCCAATGCCCCCGTGATTGCGGTCTACCGCGGCGAGGCCGGTTGCCCAGGGTGTTCGGAGGCCGTCGAACAGGCCATCCATCGTTCGCGTCCGGACTATCACGTGGTGTTCGTCGGCCCGGGCGAGGCCGTCGATGTCGATTCGCTGGCCACGTCGCGCTACCGGGCCTATGTGCAGCCGGGGGGCGGGCAGGACATCGACGCCGCGATGGCGGCGGTGGGCGAAGAGGGGGCGGCAGTCATCCGTCGTTTCGTCGATGCAGGCGGAACCTACATCGGCCTGTGCATGGGGGCCTACCTGGCCGGTGCATCGCATCTGGGCCTGCTGGCGCAGGACCTGGACGCCGAGGCCGGCAGGCCGGGATTCCCGGTGCAGGATGAAGACGATGCCGTGATTCCCGTCGTCTGGGACGGGCGTCGCCAGACGGTGTACTTCCAGGACGGTCCCTACCTGCCCAAGGCGCCACGCGACCAAGGGTTCAAGGTGATTTCCCGCTACACCAATGGCGACATTGCGGCTGCGTCGTATCGCCACGGGAAGGGCAGGGTGGTGCTGTCGGGACCCCATCCGGAAGCGCCGACGCAGTGGTTCAAGATGGCGGAAATCCCGCTTTCGCAGATGCCGTCGGCCGATCTGTTCAAGTCACTGCTGGATGAGGATCGGCGCTGA